ATTCGGCGTTCCGGGACTGGCGTCGCCGCAACATGAGGCGTCCTGCGTGAGTCTGGCTGACGCACTGGCCGACCCGCCGGCACCTGCTGAACCGGCCGAGAAGGCCGACATTCACTATGGCGCGGACGGTCAGCCGGACGGCGGCGAGTTCACTGACATCAAGTCGGAGGGGCCGCTGACCGACTGGCGGCACGTGTTCGAACGGTTCAACCTCGACCCGGACGCCTTCACGATCGTGGATGACACGGTGCGGGCGTCGACATGGCAGCAGTCGAAGCGCCTCGAGGACGGGTCGCGCGACATCGTGCAGCTGTACTCCTACCGTGCGATGTTCAAGCGGAAGACGGAGACGCTGGATCTCCCGGCGTTGTTCGCCGCCGCCCGCGGTCGCAAGCTCCCGCAGCTCGCGCCTGCCGAGAACGACCGCACGATGGTGGTCGTGCTCGCCGACGTCCAAGCCGGGAAGGTCGGATCTCGCGGTGGCACACCGGAGCTGATCGAACGGCTCGCGGCGACGCGACGCGCGCTCGAGAAGCGTCTACGTGCTCGGCGCCCGTCGCGGATCGTGCTCGCCGAGGCGGGTGACCTGTTCGAGAACTTCAACAGCGGCGGCGATCCGGCGTTCAACAACGATCTGTCGTTGGCGCAGCAGATGGATCTCGCCGGAACAGTCGTCTTCGAGTTCGTGAAGCTGTGCGCCCGGTTCGCTCCGGTCGACGTGATGACGGTGACGAGCAATCACACCGCGTGGCGGGCCGGGAAGCAGAACCTTGGGCGACCGGGTGATGATCTCGGGCTGTTCGTGCATCGTCAGGTCGAGAAGCTGGCCGAGGCTGCTGGGTTGCGCGCGACATGGCACTACCCGGCAGAGTACGACGACTCGTTGGCGCTCGACGTCGGCGGCGTGGTGCTCGGCATGGTGCACGGGAATCAATACAGTCCAGGCAAGGCGATCGAGTGGTGGTCGAAGCAGCAGCATGGGGCGCAGCCGGTCGGTGGCGCTGACGTGCTGATCACAGGTCACTATCACCACCTCGTCGTGCAGCCGACTGGGCGAAGTGCTCGCACGGGCCGCGCGAAATGGTGGCTGCAGGCGCCGACCCTGGACAACGGGTCGGACTGGTTCAGGAATCTGGCCGGTGATGACTCCGACCCTGGATTGCTGACGTTCGATGTCACAGGTGACGGGTTCGATCTTCAGTCGCTGACCGTGCTCTGAGATAACCAGGGCGCGCATATCTTCCGGTTATAAGCCGGGACGGCAATCACCGATGCCGGGGCAATGGGTGACGCGAGGTCGTGGCGCGATGAACCACGACGCACAGGTGTGTAGCTCAACGGGTAGAGCGGCAGTCTCCAAAACTGCAGGAGCGGGTTCGAGCCCTGCCACATCTGCGATGACCCTTCGGATGACCTGTGCACGGGTCGGGGGTAGCCGGATGCCGTATCCGCGGATGCCGGTGAATGATCAGCGCGGCGGTGCGCTGGCTCGCTCGAAGCCTCAGGCTTCACAGGCGGGCGAAGGTCGATAGGCCATCCGTCGCGGGGATGAAGCTCAGGTGGTAGAGCGGCTGGTTCCCATCCAGCAGGGTGCGAGTTCGACGCTCGTTATCCCCTCGCGTGGAACACGGCTTGACCGAGCCGAGATCGAGTCGCCGCGAGCCCGGGCCGCGGGATACGAAGTGGCCCCGCATTCTTCACGAAGGGAACGGATCAATGGCGATCAATCTCGGGCAGCGTTCAAGCAGCCTCGGATCGGGGAAGGTCGAGTACACGCCCGGCCGGCCGCTGATCCACTTCGGTTCTCCCGGGCGCGTGGCGAAGAAGGCCGCGCTCGAGGACTTCTACGGCGGCGAGGTGCCGGCGTCGACAGTGGATCGCGTGATCGTGCGCGACCTGGACGACGACCTGACGCACCCATTCACCGACTGACCACTAACAGATAAGGGGCAATACATGGTGTCGAAGAAGGAACAGATCGCGGATCTTGAGGCGCAGCTCGCGATGGCGAAAGAGCACGGCGACTTCATCGAGCGGAAGTACGCAGCGGCGCTGCGTGACAACAGCGTGCACCGGGAGCGGGAGAGCGCACGTATGCGCACCGAGCACGCCGAGCAGCAGTGGAAGCTGAAGGAAGCTGAGCGTCAGAAGCGCAGGGAGCATCTGACGGAACTCGCGCAGGGCATCGTCCGCGTGGGTGACGCGGTGTCAGCGGGGGTCGTCAGCAACGACGAGGGGACGCGCCTCAAGCTTGAGTTCCGCCTGGACGCGGACGAGGCGCGCATCGTCGGGGACAACCTGCGGCACGGGCGACCGCGCATCGGCGAGCACGTGAACGAGCGTGAGGGGCAGCGGATCACCGCGGCGTACACCGACGAGTGGGCAGAGCGCATGCAGGACGCCATCAACAAGGCGAGGGTGAGCGTGCAGCGCGCCAGAGCGGCCTACGGCTTCTGATCGTTCGAGAGAGAGGGCCGGGCATCCATCACGGGTGACCCGGCCCTTCGCATATCCAAGGGGCAAACCATGAGACGGATCATCTTCTACAGCCTGGTGGTGCTCGCCGTGTTCACTCTGGTGTGTGCACCGTCACTACCGCCGGCACGACCTGAGCCCGGTGCCGCAGCGATCGTCGGGGCAGTGTTCGAGGGGGAGCGATGACGGTTCCGATCGAGCGGAGCGCACAGGCGCAGCTGACGACGGCCCGGCTGCTACTCGCACAGTTCGACGAGCAGCTGGCCGAGTGGAAGCACATGCCGCCGAACAAGCGACGCCGCACGGCGAGGGGCCGCGACCTGCGCGCCCGGCTCGACGGGCTGAACGCGGGGCGCGAGAAGTGGGCGGCACGGGTAGCCGACCTCGAGGCGCAGATCGCCGCGGGTCTGGCATGAGCAAGGTGCGGGTGAACGTCGAGGGGTACGGGCGCGTCAAGGTGAAGGTGCCGAAGCGACTGACCCGGGAGACGGTAGCCGACGCGATCGGTGATGCTGTGGCGAAGACGATGCAGCTCGTCACCGATCGCCCCGAGCGCTTACACCCTGCCCTCGGCATGGGCAAGTACTGATGGCATGGCACACGTCCCGGCGTAGGGAGAGCCTGCCGCGGGACTGGGCGAAGCGCCAGCGCGAATGCATCAAGCGTGCTGGCGGACAGTGCGAGCACAGGACACGCAACGGCATCCGATGCAAGAGGGCAGCCACCGATGCTGACCACCGAACACATCGCGACAACCACGATGATCTGCAAGCTCTCTGTGATCTGCACCACAAGCAGAAGACGCAGCGTGAGGCACGAGCAGCACAGCACGCCAAGTACACAGGTGCGAGGCGACGACCGGCAGAGCAACACCCCGGCATCCGCGGCAGGGGAACACCCGTTCGATAGACCACCCCGGGGGGCACCCCCTTGAGGTCAAACGAAAGACCGACGGGCATAGCCAACACCCGTCAGCATGCATTTCTAGTCGGTTTTTTCGAACCTCCGGCGGGTCGGGTGAGGCGGGAGGTTCCCAGTCATGGCAACGAGAACCGTCCCGACGAAGCTCGGCCCGAAGGCGCGGAAATTCTGGCGTGAAACGGTGCAGAACTTCGAGGTTTCGGCGCACGAGGCGCTTCTTCTCGAGGCTGCGTGCCGCGAGATCGACATCGTGGAGCGGTTGCAGAAGGAGCTTGACGGCGCGAATTTGGTCGTGCCCGGCTCGATGGGGCAGGACACGGCGCATCCGTTGCTGATGGAGGTGCGGATGCACCGCGCGGCGTTTGCTGCGCTCATCAAGCAGCTGGCTCTGCCCGATGTTGAGGACGAGAAGCCGGCGTCGCCGCGGTCGCGGCAGGCGCAGAAGGCTGCGGAGGCGAGGTGGGGCCGCGCCGGCTGATTCGGGGGTGGTCGTGTGGCGCGTAGGCGCGTTGTTGCGAAGCACGATGACTCGGCCGAGATCCTGCGGTACTACCGCGAGCTGGTGACAGAGCCGGATCAGCGTCCGCCGTTCAAGTACCGGCCGTCGCATCTGGGGCCGACGTGGGAGACGGATGCCAAGGGGCGGTTCATCCTGCCTGAGTATTCGATCGGCTGGGATTCGTTGGTGTGGTCGGGGCAGAAGCTTCAGCTCACCCGCGGGGAGCCGTGGAAGTTCACCGCTGAGCAGGCGCGGTTCTGGCTGTGGTGGTACGCCGTCGACTCGGACGGCACCTTCATCTTCGACCGCGAAGGGATCATGCAGCGGCTCAAGGGTCACGGCAAGGATCCGATGGGCGCGGCGATCGCCGGCAACGAGCTGGTCGGCCTGCCCGTGTTCGATGGGATCTCGCGCGGAAAGGCACGGGCGGCTGAGCAGCCGAATGCGTGGGTGCAGATCCTCGCGGTGACACAGGAGCAGACGAAGAACACGATGCGCCTGTTCCCGGGGCTGTTCACCGATGACGCGAAGGCCGAGTACGGGCTGGCGATCGGCAAGGAGCAGATCTACGCGCTCGGTGACGAGCGGTTTCTGCAGGCGCTGACGTCGAACCCCGCACCTCTCGAGGGCGCGCGGCCGACATTCACCCTCGCGAACGAGACGCACCACTGGCGCGAGAACAACAACGGCATCGCGATGTACGAAACGCTCTCGCGCAACGCGGCGAAGTCCGCTGAGGGCGTGAACGGCCGGCTGCTGCAGCTGTCGAACGCGTACGAGCCGGGCATGGACTCCGTGCTCGAGCGGACGCGACTCGCCTACGAGGCCGCGCAGTCCCGACCTGACGAGATCCTGCTTTCCGGCGTCATGTACGACTCGCTCGAGGCGGGCGCCGAGGCGCCACTGGTGGACGAGAACGATCCTGACGTGATCGTATCCGTGCTCGAGTCGGTGCGCGGTGATTCGGTGTGGCTGAACATCAAGCGGCTGCGGAAGCAGGTTGAGGATCCGCGTATCGCGCCGTCGCAGTCGCGCCGGTTCTGGTACAACCAGATCGTCGCGAGCGAGGATGCGTGGCTGGATCCGCTCGCAGTCGACGCGCAGCGCACCGATCTGACGTTGCAGAAGGGCGATGAGATCGCGCTGTTCTTCGACGGGTCGAAGAACGACGACGCGACCGCGCTCGTCGCATGCCGGATCTCCGATGGGGTCGTGTTCACGATGGGGCTGTGGCAGTCGCCACCGAAGCGAGGCCGAAAGAACTTCGACTGGGTGGTGCCCCGCGCCGATGTGAATGCGCTCGTCAAGCAGATCTTCCGCGACTACAAGGTGCTCGGCTTCTTCGCCGACCCGTCGCACACCCGTGAGGACGGCACGCTGGATCGGTTCTGGCAGCCGATGGTCGATGAGTGGCACCGCACATTCGGGCCGCGACTGGTGATCTGGGCGCAGCCGAACCGGCACGCGGTGTCGTTCGACATGGCGAACCGCAACGGTGAGGGCGCGAAGTTCGTCGCCGCGGCTGAGTTGTTCGTGGAAGAGCTCGAGGGCGGCGACCTGTGGCACGACGGTAACCCGGAGCTGGTGCGGCACATGAAGCACGCTCGGCGGTTCCCGACGCAGCACGGCATCTCGCTGATGAAGGACGGGCCTGAGTCGCCTCGGAAGATCGACCTCGCCGTGTGCGCGGTCGGCGCGCGCATGGTGCGCACTCTCATTCTCAACTCCGCGAAGAAGCGCGGCATAGCACGAGGGACGGTGTGGTGATGAGTAAGGAAGCGACGCTCGCCCTCGCGCGGGACACGCTCATTCCGATGATGATGGACGAGCGCGAACGGCAGACGGTGCTGCGCGACTGGGCGCGAGGGAAGCACCCGAAGCCGTTCAAGCCACGTGAGGCGAATGCTGAGCTGGATGCGCTGCTCGAGAAGGCGCCCGTGCCGCTCATCATGCTGATCGTGCGTATCCTCGCGCAGTCGATGGAGGTTCAGGGGTACGAGCCCGGCGACGAGGCGCTGAAAGATCCGCTGTGGCAGATCTGGCGCGGCAATCAGATGCAGACACGGCAGAAGCGGCTGTACAAGGCCGCGATGTGGGGCGGGCAGGCGTTCGGGCTCGCCCTGCCCGGCGAGCCCGTGCCGAAGATCCGGATCTTCAGCGCCCGAAACATGATCGCCGCGTATGACGACCCCGAGGCTGACGAGTGGCCGCAGTACGCGGGATTCCTCGAGAACGCATCGCCGAACAAGTTCCACTTCACGGTCGTGGACGACGAGAAACTGCATCGGTTGCAGGTCAACCCCGACGGCACGAAGGCCGAGTACATCGAAGAGCGGGTGCACGGCACGGGGATTCTTCCTGTCGTGCGGTATGCCGGCGACATCGACGACGAGGGCGCGGTGATGGGGGAGGTTGAACCGCTCATCCCGATTCAGTCGAACGTCGATCAGACGAACTTCGACCGGCTGCTGACGCAGAGCTTCGCATCGTGGGTGATCCGGTATATCACCGGCATGGCGAAGCCGGAATCGGACGAGGACGCGCAGCGCGCCAAGATGGTGCTCGAGCGTGACCGGCTGCTGCTGATCGAGAACCCCGAAGCGAAGGTGGGGACGCTCGAGGGCACCGCGCTGAACGGGTACATCGAAGCGCGCCGCGACTCGAAGCAGGATCTCGCGGCGACGGCGCAGGTGTCGCAGAAGACGGTGCTCGGCGCGCAGTCGAACAACGCGGACGGTGCCGAAGCGCAGGCCGCGGAAGAGGCATCGACGCAGCGGAAGATCCACGACTACACGGTGGCGTTCGGCGAGGCTCACAAGCAGCTCTTCCGGCTCACAGGGCAGCAGGCGGGGCTTGCCGGGGCGTGGGGTGACTACGCCGGCATGGTCGACTGGGCCAATAGTGAGATCCGTTCGCTGTCGCAGGTTGCTGATGCGTTCGGCAAGCTCGCGAAGCAGCTCGAGATCCCCGTCGAGGGTCTGTGGGAGATGGTGCCAGGTGTCACGCCTGAGAAGGCGAAGAAGTGGCACGATCTGCGCGCCAATGACCCGATGGCGATGATGGGGAATCTGCTGAGGCAGGACGATGCCGAGTTCGCTGGACAGTGAGTACCGCCGGGAACAGCGACGGCTCAACAAGGACGCCATGCGGCGTCTGGCTGAGCTGTTCCCGGCGCTGAACCTGGCAGACATCGACCGCACGGCGCCCGGATGGGTGCTCGCTGTCGAACAGTCCACGGCGCAGCACTATGCCATGTCGCAGTCGCTGGCTCACCGTTACTTCGAGGGGTCGCGCGGGGCGGCGGGGCTGCTCGACGAGGTGTCGTTCGTGCTTCCGAGCATGGACGGCGGCAAGCTGCGCGCATCGCTGACGTACAAGGGGCCGTACGCGGCGAAGAAGATGCTCTCGCGCGGGGTGATGCCCGATCAGGTGGCGCGGGTGCTGTTCGGGACGACCGCGGGAATCGCGTTGCGTCACGGGCAGGCGGGTGGGCGCGACACGATCGTGACCGCATCGAATGCTGACCCGCGTTGCGTGGGGTGGCGGCGGATCACCTCGGCGGGTGCATGCGACTTCTGCCTGTTCCTCGCCGACCGAGGTGCGGTCTACCGGGAAGAGACGGCGGACTTCGGCGCGCACGACGCCTGCGGTTGCACCGCGGCGCCGGTCTTCAACCAGGACGGTAAGGCCTGGCGCGGCGAAGAGGCGGACGTGGCGCAGTACATCGGGTCGAGTCGAAACAAGACGCCGGCCGACCGGGCGCGTCTGCGTGACGCGATCGAAGTGTTCAAGATGTCCCGCTCGGCATGAGCGGACTCAAGGAGAGGGGCAAGCATTTTGCTTGAGAACGAAGATGTGGTGATCCGACCGGCCGCGCGTCAGGGGCGCGACGGCATGGCGATCCTCGGCCTGAACCGATACGACGTAGCGGGGATCCGCTTCGCTGACGGTGAGGACGGGGCGAGCCCGGCGGATGACGCGACCGACGAAGAGCAGGACTCGGAGTCGGAAGAGGAAGCGCCCGAGCAGGACGACGGCGCCGACGATGAAGGGTTCGAGGGTGAGTTCGACCCGAAGCGCGCCCGCGCTCTGATCACGAAGCTGCGTGAGCAGATCAAGGCGCGCGACGAGGGGAACAAGCCGAAGTCGAGCCCGGACACCGCGAAGCTGACGGATGAGAATCTGCGGCTGCGCGTGGCGCTGCGCACCGGCCTGGACGAAGACCTGGCCGACCGTCTGCGCGGCAAGACCGAAGACGAGCTGGTGGCGGACGCCGAGAAGCTCATCGAACGTCTCTCGCCGAAGAAGCTCGAGGATCGCACCCCGAAGCCGAAGTTCCGCGGCGGTACTACTCCCGACAAGGATCCCGAGGTGTCGTCGGATGACGTCGCCAAGGCGATTCTCGGTCGCTGATCATTCCAACGAAGGGAAGCCACATGGCTGACAACATTTTCCAGAAGGGCCAGAAGTTCGCGTCCAACGCGCTCGCCCTGCTTCAGCGTCAGGTGAAGACCCCGGCGCTGTTCGTCCACAAGTACACCCTGTCCGACTTCACGGGCGCCGAAGGTGACGTGCTCAACGTCCGCCGCCCGGCGATCCTCCGCGCGCGGAAGAAGAACTGGCGCGGCAATGACGCGATCGTGGTCGACGCGATCGTGAAGAGCAAGATCCAGGTCAAGCTCAACGAGCACCCGTATTCGGCGGTGCACCTGTCGCCCGAAGAGGCCACGCTGGACGAGGTGTCCTACGGGCGCGACATCCAGCAGCCGCAGGTGCGTGCCGTGCTCGAGGACTTCGAAGAGACGGTCGTCGGCGCGCTGCGCGGCGCTGACTTCGTGCTCGGCGTGACCTACAACCCGGAGTCGTCCAACAAGAAGGAGTCCGACCCCCGCAAGGTCGCCACGTGGGCGCGCAAGCTGTTCCAGGACGAGTACGTGCCCAGCTCGGGCCGCTACTGGTTCGTCGGCTCGAGCGTGTCGGCTGAGGTCGCGAGCTACGACAAGCTGCAGGACGTCGACACCGCCGGCATCCCCGAGGCGCTGCGCGATGGCGTCGTGGGCAAGCTGTCCGGCTTCATCATCGTGGAGATCGACGCCCTGGATGAGGACGAGTCGTACTTCGTTCACGAGTCCGCTCTGGCGCTCGCTGCTGTTGCTCCGGTCGTGCCGCAGGGCGCGGCGAAGGGCGGCGGCGTCGCAGCCGGGCAGGGGCTCGCGGTCACCCAGGTGTGGGACTACGACGGCGATCACATGAAGGATCGTTCCGTGGTTCACGCCTTCACTGGCGCGACCCCGATCACCGATCCCGAGATCGGCGAGGATGGCCGAATCGTCATCGACTCGGACACGGGCGAGGCTCAGATGAAGTTCGTTCGTGCGATCAAGGTCACCTTCGGGGCCGAGTCGGGCGCTACCGAGTACGAGCTGAGTGGGTTCCCGACCGAGGGCACCTACACGCTGACGGTCGACGGCGAGACGACTGACGCGATCGCGTTCGACGCGACCAACGCGGCCATCGCCGGCGCGATCAACGCTCTCGACGGCGTGTCGGGGGCGAAGGTCACCGGCACCACGTCGAAGACGGTGAAGTTCAAGGAGTCGGTCGAGCTGACCGGTTCGGGCGTCACGGTCGCGTAACCCCGTCAGAGTGCCCCGGCCTAATCGGTCGGGGCACTCCCGGTTAAGGGAGGTGATCGCGTGGGTTCACCACTGGCAGAGCCTGACCGTCTGACGGCGTGGCTTGGGCTGGATCCGTTCGAACCGGACTCGACGGAGTATCTGCGTGCGGCTGAAGTGATAACGACGATCTCGGATCTCGTGCGCGGTGAGGCGCGGCAAGAGTGGGATGCCAGCACGGTGCCCGCGAACGTCGCGGCGATCGTGCTGATGGTGTCGGTGGAGGTCTGGGGGAACCCGGATCGGAAGACGTCGGTCACGATCGAAGAGGTGACACGGCGGTGGGAGCGGGGCGACCTGTTCTCGGCGTCGCAGCTCGGCACGATCCGGTCGTTCCGTCCGAACGCATCCTCGGGACTCAGTACGGTGCAGTTCTCCCGGGGGCTTGATCCGATCTCGGTGCGAGTCCCTGTCGCTGGTGGTTCGGCGGTGAGGCTGTATGACGGGCGCGGGTATTGATCTGCTCATGGCGCGCCGCGAGTCCGAGTCTGAGATGCGAGAGAAGTGCCGCATCACCCGGCCAGGTGCCGGGCGGGGGCCGTGGAACAACGAGACGCTGGACTACGACGACCCGCCTGATGTGGTGGCGTACGAGGGGAAGTGCAAGCTCCGCTTCAGCGGTGCTCGCACCAAGCGTTCGGAAGCCGCCGATCAGATGTTCGTGGAGCAGGGGCCGACGCTCTCGCTTCCCGTGGGTTCGTCGACTGGCATCGAGAAGAACGACCGGGTGGAGATCACCGCAGCGGCGGATGATCCCGCGCTGGTCGGACGGATCGTGTGGGTCGACGCCGACCGTGCGCAAACGAACGCGACATCGAGGCGCATTCCTGTGAGGGAGACGCAGTAATGGCCGGGATCGAGTTCGACTTCTCGGAACTGAACGCGCTCGCCGTCGACATCGCGGGCGCCGATACGCGGGTGCGTCGAAACACGCTGTCAGCGGTGAAGACGTCGGCATTTCGAGGGAAGAAGATGTGGGCGGCTGAGGCAGCTGGACACGTCAAGGATGGGTCGCTGGGCGGATACGCCGGGTCGATCGACTATGACGTGGAAGGCAACCACTCCGGAGAGATCTCCGCGGAGATCGGCCCGACGATCGGTAAGGGCCAGGGCTCGCTCGGCATCGTCGAAGAGACACCGGGGGGCGTGCGCGGGAAGCCGCAGCGCAACAGGGAGAAGATCGAGCAGCCGCTGACCGAGGACTTCGTGCGCGGCATGCTCGCCGCTGTCGGTGATGACGGGATGGGCGGCTGATGAACCGGCAAGCTCACTTCGAGCAGGTGATGGAGCGTGCTCGCGCTCGCCCGAATCTGGTCGTGCACGACTCCGATGCGCCGTTGGACGACAAGGGCCAGGTGGTGCGCGCATCGTACGTGGTGCTGCACGATCTCGGCCCGGACGGAACGCACCTGCGGTTCTCGGAGCGGAGCAGTGTGTCGTCGGCGCGCACGATGCGTGTCGTCGGACGGTGCGTCGGTGTCGACCCCGCGGCGGCGCGTCACGTGGGGGATGCGTTCGCGGGCCAGATGGACGGTCACACGATCGTCGTCCCCGACCGGACGTGCTTCCCGATCATCGTCGAGCTATCCGAGGTGGAGAAGGACACGAAGGTGTCGCCGCCGCTGTGGTTCGTCGACGTTGATCTGACCTACAGGACAGAACCCGCCGGGTGATCTCGCCCGGTTCGGCCCTCGCATGTTGCGGGGGTCTTTTTTGTGCCCGCCGGTAGGCGGCGAGTGAAGGAGCAAGCATGACTCAGGAGAACATTCCTACGTCTTCGCAGTCGGATGGTCGCTGGCGGATCACGAACGTGCCCGGTGGTGAGGATGCGACGTCGGTCGCGGTGCTGAATGGTGCCACGGCGAAGCCGCTGACGTACGGTCTGACCGCTGACGGGTGGGATCGGCAGATCTCGCAGGCGACGGTCGAGGACAAGCGTCTGACGCTGATTCAGGATCTGACCCGTCCCGGCAAGGTGACGGAGACGGTGAACATCAAGGCGCCAGTGTCGGCTGACCCGGCGTCGGCTGACGCGATCCTCACGGGGCTGTCGGCGTCGGGCGCCGAGTCGCAGTTCGTGCAGCGGCAGGGTGTCGCGAACGCCGTCGAGCACGAGGTGGATCAGGTGGCTGACATTCTCACGGGTGTGGTCGGTGTGCGCCGACCGGATGCCCCGGTGGAGAACGGCGTCGACACGGTGCAGTTCACGCTGTACCTGACGAAGCCGACGCAGAACACGGTCGCGCTGGTCGCGTGACCCTCGAGCGCCGGGCGGGGAGTCCCGCCCGGCGCTCTCTCTGAACGATTCTTTGGGGCGAAGGGGCAATCATGGAGCTTGAAGATCTGTTGGCTGAGGCTGACGAGATTGCGCAGGCGGTTGAGCCGATCACGGTTCCCGTCTCGCTGGGTAAGAGCACGGTCGGGGTTCGGTTCCTGCCGATGATCGGCGCGGAATGGAATGCGCTGGTGGCGCAGTTCCCGCCGCGCCCGAACGTGCCGGCGGACAAGAACCGCGGGTACAACATCGATGCGGTGGTGGGGGCGTACCCGAACGTGGTGCTGATCGTCGGCGAGAAGGTCGACGACATGATACGCGTGCAGGAAGACGGGTCGCGAAAATCGATCTGGCCGGACACGTGGCAGCGGCTCACTGCGACGGGCCGCACGGACGTCTCGACCGAGATGTGGGCGGCACACGAGTTCTTGCCCGAGAAGCTGGTCGGTGAGGCGGGAAAAGCCTAGACGGGCTGGCGGGTGAAGAAGTTGCGCTAGCTCGAGAGATGGGCGTGACCGTGCGTGAGTTGCACGGTTGGGCGCCGAAGACGGTCACGCTCGACGCTGACGGGAACGTGGTGTCGGTGACGGTGACGCAGCCGCGGTTTACGGCACGAGATCGTGAGCTGCTGCTGGCGTCGCGCCGGGCCGAGAAGGTGCGGCGCGGGTCGCACGGGCACCCGCTGTCAGAGGCCACTGACCCGGCGAATCAGTTCGGGTACAAGGTGCCGCCGCCCAAGCAGGACTGGGCGCAGAAGAAGCTCAACGAGGTGCAAGAGGCGTACAAGAAGGCGAATCCGAACGCGGATATCGGTGCGCTGCTGTGGCGGGTCGAGACGGTTGACTAGCCGCCGTTGATCGTCAGGTCTGGCTCACCGGCGGTGCCGCCATTGAAGTCCACCATGCAGAGCATTGAGCGACGGGACTGTGTGCCGTCCTTCTCGAATGTGAAGTCGCCGAGCACGGTGAAGAGCGCGTCATCGTCGCTCGTGTCGCGATCATCGGTGACGCCCGCTTCATAGAGCGCATCGCCAAAGTTCGTGGATTCGATGTCGCTCGCGTCGATCGTTGCGCCGAGTTCTTCTTCGGCGGCAGTGACGCACGCCTGTCGGGCGGCGTCTGCGTTGCTCGTGGCGGCGCTGCATCCGGTGAGCAGCAGTGCTGCACCGAAGGCCGCGATCAGTTTCTTTCTCATGCCCGGATCGTATCGGGTTCGCCAGACATGGAGGTGGTCGCGTGTCTGATCGCGTGGTCAAGGTGCGCCTGCTTGCGCAGGTGTCCGAATACGAGGCTGGGATGCTGAAGGCCGCTCAGGCCACGCGCAAGGTGGGGTCTGAGGCCGAGAAGCTTGAGCAGAAGCGGCAGGCTTTCGATTCGTTCGGCCGCGGGCTGATGGTGACGGGCGCGGCTCTCGCTGGCGTCACCGTCCTCTCGGTGAAGGCTGCGATGGACTGGCAGTCCGCGTGGGCCGGGGTGACCAAGACCGTTGACGGCACACCTGAGCAGCTGGCGCGCGTGGAAGAGGGTCTGCGCGGGCTGACCTCAGTCCTGCCCGCATCGCACGAAGAGATCGCCGCAGTCGCCGAAGCGGCGGGTCAGCTCGGCATCAAGACGGGCAACGTAGTCGCGTTCACGAAGACGATGATCGACCTCGGGGAGACGACGAACCTCAGTGCGAACGAAGCGGCAACGTCCCTCGCGCGATTCGTCAACATCATGGGCACCTCGCAGTCGAAGGTGTCGAACCTCGGGTCGGCGCTCGTCGGGCTCGGCAACAACTACGCCACGACCGAGCGCGAGATTATGGAAATGTCCATGCGTCTCGCCGGTGCAGGCAAGCAGATCGGACTCTCCGAGGGCCAGGTGCTCGGCCTGTCCACGGCGCTGTCGTCGGTGGGTATCGAAGCCGAGGCCGGCGGCTCGGCCATGTCGAAGGTCATGATCGACATCGCTGCGAACGTCGAGTCCGGCGGCGCGAAGCTCGAGAAGTTCGCGGATGCGGCGGGGATGTCGGCTCAGCAGTTCGCCGATCAGTGGCGGTCTGACCCGGCCGCGGCTCTCGCAGCGTTCGTCAAGGGACTGTCGAACGCCGAGTCGCAGGGGAAGTCGACCCTCGGCATCCTCGCGGATCTCGGCATCACCGAAGTGCGGATGCGCGACGCGCTGCTGCGCTCGTCGGCCGCGGCGGATCAGTTCGCCGACGCGATGGCGATGGGAAACAGCGAGTTCGCAAAGAACAACGCACTGACGGATGAGGCCGCGAAGCGGTACGAAACCGTCGAGTCGAAGCTGAGGATCGCCGGAAACGCGATCCGGGATGCAGCCATCGACTTTGGCGAGGTCTTCCTGCCCGCCGTCAGTGGAGCCGCTGAGGGTATCGCAGAGTTCGCTAACTTCATGGGCGGTTTGCCCGACCCTGTGCAGGGTGTCGTTGGAGTTCTGACCGGCGCGACGGGAGCGATCGCGCTCGCTGGCGGAGCGGCGCTGCTCGCGGTGCCGAAGTTCGCGGCGTTCAAGATCGGTCTGGAAGTGCTTACGGGCACGGCGTTCTCATTCAAGGGCGGACTGCAGTCCGTGGTGCGGTTTATGACCGGCCCTTGGGGTGTCGCTCTGGTGGCCTCGGCCGCGCTAATGGCGACCTACAACCGAATCGTCGAAGAGGGGATTCCGAGTCAGGCCGAGATCGCGAACAAGATCGCGACGACGGCGGATGCCACTGAGAAGCTGTCTTCCGCGATCGCCACGACGCCCAAGCTGACCACGTTCCTGCCGTCTCTGGACGAGAACACGAAGGCGATGCTGGATGATCTGCCGGCGCTTCTCGATCAGGCGGCGGAAGCGCAGGACAACTGGTTCGTCGGTCTGATGAAGTCGAGCACGGCTTCCGACCATGCGTTCGACGCCCTGAAGCGCTACGGCGAGGCACTGGGAACCCTCGCGGTTACCGACATGCCCGCTGCGCAAACAGGGTTCACGGAACTCGTGAATGCTTACGAGCTGACCGACGATCAGGCGCAGGTACTGCTCGATAAGATGCCGATGCTGAAGGACGCATTCACAGATCTCGCACGCGAGCAGGGCATTGCGGTCGACAGCTCCGAGTTCATGGAGATGGTGCTTGGTCGCCTGCCGCAGCCGATGGATGACACCGCTGCGGCGCTCGCTGAGATGCAGCAGGAGGCTGACGAGGCCGCGCGATCGCTTGACGACACTGCTCAGGCGTTGGTCATGATTGCGAACTCTGCTCTGGCGATGGGTGACGCGAAGGATCGTGCTCTGTCGTCGGTGAACTCGCTGACTGAGGCTGCGAAGGCTGAAGGCGCAGCGCTCGACGGGACGAACGACGCATCGATTCGACTGCGCAACGCGCTGCGCGAGGTAGAAGGTGCACACCGCACGTCTGCTGAGGCGATCATCAACAACGGTGGCACGCTCGAGCAGGCGACGGCTGAGTGGGAAAAGGGTCGCCAGAAGGTCATCGAGATGCGGGTCGCGAAGGGCGAGGACATCGCCACGGCGAACGCGTGGGCTGATGAAAACCTCGGTTCGGCGGCGGAGGTGAAATCGGCGCTCGGCGATGTTCGTCAGGCGTGGCTGGATCTTCCCGAGAACCGGAAGACGAAGTACGACGTCGAGAAAGCCGAGGCTGAGCGACGCTTGGCTGCGCTAAAGAAATCGATCGAGGGTATCCCCACGTACAAGTCGATCACGCTGGAAACGATCACGCTCAGCAACAACCGGGTGCTGTCGGCGCCGGGATCTGAGAATGCGCGCGGCGGGTACTACTCCGGTGGCGTGAAGGAGTTCGCCGCTGGCGGCTTCGAGCCGGGCATCTACGCGCATCAGCGTGGCGGCGTGCACAAGTTCGCTGAGGAATACGCCGAGGCGTACATCTCGATGGATCCGGCGCGCAGGCAGCGGTCGCAGCAGGTGTACACGCAGGTTGGGCGCCGGATGGGGTTCACCTCGGACGGTTCGGATAGTGCGGCGGTCGTCGCGGCGATCGAGCAACTGCGGGCCGAACTTGGTCGTCCGAATCTGTCGTACACGGCGGTCAATCCGGTGCATACCGATCCGTTGTCGGATGCGTGGGAGCGCTCGATGGATGCCCCTTCGGGGATCAGTTAGGGGTCGGCATGTATTCGATCGACGGTATCGCGTTGGAGAACCCGGGCATGGGGTGGACTGTGCAGGGCGGCTCGGAGCCGTTGCCGTCGTTCAGCGCTGAGCTGGCGTCGGTGAAGGTGCCGGGTCGTGACGGGGTGATGTTCGATTCGGCGGCGACGTTGGATGCGACGCTACGCAAGTTCGTCGTGCGGACGCCACGGGAGAATCTGCCGGCCTTGCATGCGCTGGTGATGTCCGGTGGTGTGCTGACGTCGACGGACGCGCCGGGGCGGTCTGCCGAGGTTGAGTTCGTGTCGTCTGACACGACGCACTTTGGGATGGCGATTCCGTTCGTTGATCTGACGTTCGTGCTGCGCGTACCGGAGGTGATGTGGCGTGGTGGGGGCGTGTCGAAGACACAGAACCTCACCGCGTCATCTCACGTCGTGCAGGTCATGTCGGGTCTGTCGGCTCGTGTGCCTGACTCGGTGTGTTACGTGAACGGGCCGTGCGCGGGCGTGCGTGTGGCGGATTCGGGTGGGTCGTGGTGGACATACACGCCGGCCATCCCGTCCGGGCAGCGGATCAGGTTCGAAGCGGCGTCGGGGCGTGCGTTCCAGACAGCCTCGGGCGCAACGTCCGGCGGCACGGAAGTGTCGGGGGTCGCTGACTACGGCGGGCCGCGGGGCGTGTTCGAACTCACTCCGTTCATGACCGACAACCCGGCTGCGCGGGTCGCGCAGGTGACGGTCACGACGTCGAGCAGGTCTTCTCCGGCGTCGTTGACGGTGAGTGCGTACCCGGCGTACGCGATCTAGAGGGGGTTCCGATGTTCGATGTGCGCTTGCGCCTGTATTCCCCGGCCGGGGTGAAGCAGCGTGTGCTGAAGACGCTGAATATCGAGTGGACGGGGCCGGAGTCTGGTTCCCCGTCGATTCGGTTCGCGGTGTCTTCCCGCGTCGCCGGGTATCTGGCCGCGCCGATCGTCGTCGGGATCGAGTATTCCTCTGACGGGGGCGCCTGGAAGTCGCCTCGCAACAACCTGTTCATCGCCGAGGAAGAGGACGCCGACAGCGCCGACACGACTCAGACCGTGACCTTCACAGGCACCGGGCTCGTGCCGTGGCTGCTGTCACGCACGTACCTGCATTGGTCGACGTCGGCGAAGAATGGTGAGCGGGACTGGATTCAGTTCCCTCACGGCGACACGGGCTCCGCGACCCCCGGGCACATGCTGAACGGGATGCTGGTCGAGTCGAGGAACCGCGGGTGGGGGCCGAACGTCACGTGGGACTTCACGGCACTGAAGGACTCGCTGGGGTCGAGCTGGTCGCTGGCCGGCGATGACCTGTGGTGGGAGCCGTGGAAGCTGCTCACCCCGATCTCAACCGTGCTGAGCGCGGTCGCTGAGGCGGGGTTCTGCGAGTGGTGGTCTGAGGGTCTGAAGCTGCGGATGAGCGTCCCTGGCGCCGGGATCGACCGATCAGAGAGCGTCGTGCTCGGTGGTGCGGGGTTCTCCCGCGCACCGGGGAAAGCATCGTTCAACGACGTCTTCACGCACCTCACGGTCGTCCCGGAGAAGGCACGCCACTGGCTGTACCTCGTGAACACGGGCGCGAACTCGTCGTTTGGGCGGCTCGAGGCGACGATGACGCAATCGGGCGTGAAGGATCACTCTCGGGCGACGAAACTCGCGCAGCCGGTGCTGACGAATGGGCGCGCGTTGCAGCGGCAGCAGTCGTTCGAGTGGGTGCCGTCGAAGCTGACCCGGAACCCGTTCGATCATTTCAACGTCGGTGATGAGGTCACTGTCCGCACCCGGAATGGGAAGGACAAGCAGCGGGTCATCGGCCTGGTCATCTCGAAGGATGCCAAGGGGAAGGTCACTGTTCGGGCTGTCACCGGGCACAAGCTGCTCGGGCGAACCACGAAGCTGCTGAACCGTGTCGGGCAGGCGACGATGGGCGGTGTGATCGGCGGTACGGGGACGGCGTTCCCTGCCGCGCAACGTCCACCGTCTGATCAGCCTGCCGTGCCGTTGAATCTGGCGGTGACGGGTAACACGGCGGTGTGGGCGGCGGACGGTTCCGGGGTCGCGACGATCACCCTTCAGTGGGATGCGGTTGTGCAGACCACCGAGGGCAACCTGATCGATGTCGCCGAGTACGAGGTGTGGGGCCGCAAGCCGTCCGAGGTCGAGCTGCATCGTGTGACGGCGAGCCTGCACCCGACCGTGGCGTTTCAGGTGCCGTCTGGTGAGACGGGCGTCTGGGCTGTTCGTGCCCGCTCCTCTGAGGGCGTCTGGTCGGAGTTCTCCACGGAAGTCTCCGAGACTGCCGCCACTCCCGCGTCGATCGTCCCGAAGGCTCCGACCGGGCTCACGGTGGCATCGAACACGGGTGAGTTCCGCGACGACGGCACGGCCGTCTCCACGGTGAACGTCACATGGTCGCCGGTCACGCTCTCCGTTGATGAGATCCCAGTGACGGTCACCGAGTACGAGGTGTCGGCAGGGTTGGAGACTCTGCGAGCCACTGGTGCGTCCGTGTCGTTCACCATCCCGACCGGCGCGATGGCGGCGGTCACGGCGCGGGCTCGCACGTCGCTGGGCGTGTGGAGTGACCCGTCATCGCCGCCGCTCGAGGTAACCGGCGCGGCACCTGTTCAGGTGTCCACGGCGCCGAACCCGCCGACGTTGACCACGGGGGCTGGTGGGGTGTTCATCCACACGGATGCGCTGCTGACAACGGGGGCGCCGCCGGCGGGGTATCAGGGCATCTTCGCCGAGTACCGCATCGGCACCACCGGAGAGTTCTCCCGTGTTGCGGGTGCGCTCGCGCGTGGGGCCGGTCAGGTCGGGCAGGTGCGCGCCGCGATCGGTGACGTCGTGCAGGCACGGCTGCGGTGGGTGGACGCGCTCGGCCGGGTGTCGAACGGGTCTGACCTGCGGCAGATCACCGTCAAGGGCATCGAGATCCCGGATTTCGACCCCGAGATGGACATCGCGGAGCTGATTCAGGCGAACGGCATCCTTGCGGATCAGATCCAGATGGATCAGGGTTTCGCGAACAAGTTCTGGGCGAACGAAGGAAACTTCGGTCAGATCAGCGTCGACATGGTGGCGCCGAACTTCGGGGACTCGCTGAACCTTGAGGCGAACGGCACCATCAACCTGATCGCCGGTCAGGTCGACGGGAACGCGAACGCTCTCGCCGAGCAGGAGCAGGCGTTGAATGCGCAGGCTGTCGAGTTGGCGGCAGCGCAAGCCGCCGCGCAGGCTGCCTCTCAGGGGGCGGCGGATGCGGGGATCGCTGCTGCGGCCGCGCAGGCTGCTGCACTGGCCGCGCAGGAGGTTGCTGACACTCTCGCGCTGGCGCTCGTTGTCTCCGAAACGGATGTGCGGGTTACCCGCCCTGGTGGGGCGATGGCCGTCCATATCTCCGATCAGGATCTGTCGATCCGTCGCAACGGTGTTGCGAAGACCTGGTGGGACGAGCAGCAGATGATCGTCCCGAAATTGAAGGCAACGCAGGTGGTCGTCGGGGAGACGGTCATCACGGAAGGCGCGGGTCGGACGACCTGGCAGCGCCTCTAACAGCACACGGGAAGGGGAGTCACCGCATGGTGGCTCCCCTTTCTTGTGCCCGAAAACAGTTGGGGGTCTGATGCCTGTTTGGTCAGATAAGTTCTCGGGCCGGTCGAACCACCGCCTGGACTGGTTGTGGTCGACGATCTCGCAGGACGTGGCGAATAACCGTTCGCGGGTGCGTCGGAAGCTGAGCATCGTCCGCACGGACGCGTACGGTTCGTACAACTTTGACACGTCGAGTTGGTCGATCACGGGCGGCGGGAACCGCTCAGGAACCTTCTCTTACGACACGCGCGGCACTTCAACGATCGTTCTCATGGAGGACGAGATTTGGGTGAACCACGCCTCGGACGGTTCACTGTCGCTGACCACTTCGGCGTCGGTGTCCGCGGCGGGTGTTCTCGGGAGCGCGTCGACAGGTTCGAAGACGGTCACGTCACCGACGATCCCGCGCGCATCCCGGTCAACACTGCCGGGAACGGTGACGCTGGGCTCTGAGATCACGATCGACACGAACCGGGCATCATCCTCGTTCACCCACACCCTGCAGCTGTGGGAATACGGCGTCAACGCGTCGTCCCCGATCCAGACGATTGCGACGGGGGTTGGTGCGGAACGGGCGTGGACGCCGCCGCTCAGCCTGGCGTCGTATTTCCCGGATGCCACGTCGCGGAAGTTCTTCATCCGCACGGTCACGTACAGCGGTAGCAATGAGGTTGGCCGGGCGGATACGGTGTTCACGCTGGCGGCGCCCGCGTCGATCCGACCGACCGTCACCGGCATCAACGTGTCGGATGCGAACCCGACCGTCGTTTCCGCGATCGGCGCGTACGTGCAGGGGCAGTCGCTGCTGAGAGCGACCGTCGACGCGTCAGGCGCATACGGGTCTTCGATCACGGCGCGCACGTTCAGCGTGGATGGGAAGTCGGCGAACAGCGGCGGAACCCTACCGTTGCCGTCGTCGGGGAATCGGACGGTCGGCGCGGCGGTCACGGACTCCCGCGGCCGCACCGGCACCGCCACCGGCACTGTGACGGTGTTGCCGTACGACGAACCGCAGGTGTCGAACTTCACCGTGGTGCGAGCGAACGCGGCCGGCGAACCGGACGTGAACGGCACGCACCTGATGATGACGCTGGACGCGTCCGCGTCGTCGCTGAAACCCGCGTCCGTGGAGAAGAACGCGCTGACGGTCACGGTCTCCACGCGCGTGCGTGGCACGAGCCCGTGGACTGACCGGAACGTGATCACGCCCGGCCTCGCCTACGACAACACGGTGCTGGTCGCGGGTGGTGGCATCTACATGGCATCCACCGCGTACGACGTGCGCGTGAAGCTGACCGACAAGCTGCAGACCGTTCAGGACTTCTGGGCTGTCTCCACAGCCGGTGCGATCCTCGACGCCACAGCGGACAAGCAAGCCTTCGGGAAGATGGTCGAAGCGTCCGGCCCGGCCACGCAGATTCAGGGGCCGGTGCGCGTCTATGGCGGGCTGGACGTTGATGGCGTGCCGATCGGCGGGGATACCGGCTGGGTGACCATCCCGCTGTCACCGGGAGTGGTGCAGCGAGCGGGCGCGCACTACACGCCGAGAGTC